CAGCTCCTTGATACCCTTTACGCTTACCTCTGCCATTATACAACTTTCTCCTTGCACATCAGCACGAGCTCTCTATTTTCTTCACGGGTGTTAATAATCTGCGTTATATCGTAATATCTATTACCGTATTTTATCCGTTTGTCTGTTGTCATATTACGTCTATAGCGCATTATTATTTTGTGCGTTATTTCACTTTGTATTTGCCCGGAAGCAAAATATTCTTTCGCAGACACAGGTTCAATCGACGCCCACACCGTATCTTCGTCATTCCATGTCACATCAACATTTCCATGAGTTCCTTCGGCTATGGTTTGATATTGTATAATAACTCTTTTTCTTAGGCGTCCAGCACGCATTATTATATACTCCATATCCGGTAAGAGTTTAGCAATGCTTCCGCAACTCCTATATTTTGCGCCGATATGCCGATAATCGTATCTTCCCGATGTTCGTAGAGGTCGCCGATTATAATTAATATTGCCTGTATTATCGGCTCTGGTATATCGCTTCTTTCATCCCCGTATCCAGACACATATTCCAAACATATAGGGTTCATCGGTCGTAACGTTACCGACGGCCAGGATTTGCCATATTTTAATTTAACCCGCCCGGGTTCCGAAACCGTATCAACATCATAATCATCAGTTGACAGAGTTGTCTCGTTATCATCTGAGTCTGTGTATTTTATGCTTGACACAGACTGCAGGGGCGGATATGGTAATTCGATATAGTCAACATCCGGCCACTCATCCAGATAATAACCCCATGTTTGAGTTATCAGTGAGCGTTTCAGTATTACCTGTTCCACTACGTTTCGTGCTGCCGAAATAAGGCGTGTTAATAATGTATCTTCAGCCGTTGTCGGTGCATATTTTAAGACCGACACGCCAAAATCACAGGTTGCTGTTGCGACTGTTGCAACTGCCCTTATATATTGTTTCGTGCCAGTGTATTCTTTTTCATATGTTGCGTTGTCGTTAGCTTCCGTGACCTGATCAAATGCACCGCCTGTCCAGTCTGTATATGTAGAGTCATCATCTGATTCTTGTATCTTAACATCTACAGTGCCCCCACTGCCGTTTGTCCCCGATACAAGATTTACAACAGCATCGTGATTGGATACATCCACGCCCGTACCGACAAGACTATAATTCGATGCCACCGCATGATCTCCCGGTGATATTGACTGCACCGTTGTAACCGCATCGGCAAATGTCGTGCTATCAATTCGCAGATGATTTTTGACCGTCAGTAATGTTACTGGTTCTATAGATGGAGCTGTTACCAGTGATGTTTTCACTTCTTACCTCTGCCCCTTGCTGTTTTTCTCGTTGCATTTTCTTTTGGTTCAACCATAGCCGATTCTACTTTTTCTTCTTGTTTTAGATATTCGGCATAGCCGCCATTAATAAGTAGCCTTGCTGTTTTTATGTCCACGTTTATTACATTCCCGGCATGGCAATTGTATTTAGGACCTGCAATCGTGGTTTTCATCCTGATTTGAGGCATCTTTTCCACCTTTCTTTTTAGTATTTCGTCCAAGTGCCGACCGAACTTACAGGATACCAATATGTAGTATCCACCGCAACCAATATCATAGATGCCGCAACACCTGCAAAAGTCCCTCTATTTGTTGTCCCATCAACTATATAGTCCCCCGTATTTGCTGTTACTAACAGGCTGTCCGTATCATCTACGACAAATCTATAAGTGAGACCAGCAGCTGCAGTCGGCAATGTATATGTCCGCTTCGCATCCAGCGAGATCGCCGAAAACAAATCACCAGACTGCGCAGACAAAAGCGTGCTATCTGCATCTATTGTATGTACTTTTACCTTCAATCCACTAACAGTTTTGGATGTACTCGCAACAATGGCTTTGCTCGATACAACACTCCCGACAGTCGCTCCATCTAAATAATTTAATTCTGTCGCATTCGATGTTATTGCACTTCCCGCCATTTTCAGGTAACCGCCGCTTTCAACATCTATTGTCCCGCCGCTTTCAATCTCAATCTCTCCCCCCGATTCAACGGTTATCTGTCCAGAGCTTCCGACAACCATTTCGTCTCCGCCCTGTTTCGTGTATACTTTTGTCTGATACAGCGCACTATACACATATGTTGCCGATAATATGGCTGCCAATATTGCCATTATAATAAGGATTTTTTTCATTTTATTTTTGCCTCCATAGTTTTAGACGGGGCTTTTAGCCCCGTCATTTTTCTTTTTTACGACTCATCGGGACTTGCTACCGTAACAATATCCTGTACAGTATCGTCATCCGTTATAGGTTTCTTTTTCGGTTTCCTGCGGGCGATAAACATCAGCAACCAACAGTGTATTATTAAGATCGTCATCTGCTGCGCTTGTTGCAGTTGCTGCCCCGCCGCTTAAGGCAGCCATCCCAGTATCAGAGTCGGATGAATTCTGTTCCACCGTTATGGTTGCTACTCCAGTGTCAGCGCAATCTGTTATAGGAGTGATAAACACAACTCCCTCCCAGCAGCTCATATCAATACGGTCGGTATTCTCGTCCGTATTAGATGCAGCGGATATTGGAGCGTGCACCTCTTTAATCTGTACATTTTTCGTTAAATTCATTTTCTCACCTCATTTTTAGATTTTTAATTTTCGGTTAAGCCAGAGTAACTCTCGAAAAAGCCGATTCGAGTACAGGCATACCATCACCCTCGTATCTTATGATGTAACCATTCTGGTTTGTGTCTGCGTATTTTTCGAGCAACACCTGTATTTCGGTGTTGAGTGCATCCGCAATCCAGTAGTAATTAAAATCACCTATAATCCCAACATACAAACCTGTCGTAAATGTATTAGGTGCATATTCGCTCATGATATAGGGCTTGTCAAGTATGGTGTTCGGTTTGTCGCCAGCTATTCCCGCCTGCCACAGATATTGACCGTTACCATCTTTGAGTTTTCGTATCATTTTAACGGCGTCCCGATGGAAAATCCATCTGGCATTAATTTGATAACCCTCTTTGAGGTTATACAAATTATTAATGAGATTATCCGCTGTGATTTCGGTCGTTGTGTTGCCCGTACTCACATCTCTACTGGTACTTATACCGCTGTCCGATGCCGTAAAAACACCGAGCGGTTGATTAGAGCCCGAGCCGTTAAGATATGCATTTTCTGTAACTACCGCTATCTTGTAACTTAACCTCTCTCTTACCAGTGTTTCCGGGTCCATTATCGCCGACCTCAAAAGCTTTTTCGAGACCTTGATATATTGCGCAAGTGGATGCGGGTACAATTGGCGTTTCCCGAAACTCATAGTGCTGTCTTCTGAGCCGACTTTGATTTCCGCTGTCCATGTAGGATCAGCCGGGTCGGCATCAAGCGACGGCACACCCAAACTTTCCGCATTTTCCACCTGGAATACTCTCGATACCTGGCGCATAAATACGGAGTTGTCTATTTCTTTTATTAATTCATTAACAAATTGTTCTGGCGCCACAATATATCCGCCACTTGCATCGAGGTCTGCCTGCAATGCTCTTATTTCTTGAGCTGACATATCGCCCCGCAAGTAGTTGTTAAATTGTTCCCTGTACTCTTCTGTTGCTCTATAGGATACAACTCTTTGTCCACTTGGATTGTCGGGATCTGGCTTAATCGGCTCATTAGCCGATGTTTCAAGCCCCTTTTCCCTTTTTGCAAGCTTCTCTTCCTGTTCTATTCTCTCTTCGATTTTTACGAGATCGCCATCCATTTTGTCATATTTTTCTCGTTCTTCAGATGTCAAATCCCGCTTTTCTTCATCTGCCTTATCAAACATCGCACGCATTTCATGTACGATCTTCGACTGTTCCTCGTATAATTCCTTCAATTTTTCACTCATTTTTTTATACTCCTTAATATTTTTTCGTGTAATTTTAGCTTTTTTCTTCTTACTTCATCACTGCGCCCCTGCGCATTTTGATTATTTGTATTATCTACATCCCCTGATGCAGATAATTTTTCTTTATATTTCTCCAACGACCGCAACGCAACGCTTGTGTCCGTATAAAATGGAAATGTAACTGGAGATACATCAAATAACTTAACTTCCTTTAATGTTCTTTCTGGTATCTCTTTACCGTCAATATGCCATTCTTCATCTTCTGTTTCAAATGCAAAACTCATTTGTGTTATAACATTTGTTCTAATTGCTTCTTTCAGGTCTCTCGAATACGTAGTATCTATCGGTTTTAGCTCCATATATAATCCCTTTTTATCTTCTCTGAGTCTCAGATTACCTGCCGATTCTCTACCCAGCGGCATGTCCGGGTTATGATTAAACAGAGCTCGCACATCCGAGCTTTCAAGTGATTTCTCAAAAGCACCAGGAGATATTTTTTCTTTTATGCCGTATCCTTCGCCCCACTTGTTAAATACAGCTGCATATCCTACAATCTTCTCTTCCTCGCCTTCATCTTCTCCCTCAATTCTCAACTCCACATCTTTGACATCAAAATATCTGCGTTCGATTTTATCTTCTTCGACGGCTGTATCATCGTGACTTTTGATTGACTTTAATTCAGGCGGCTCCAAGTCGGCATCTTTTATGTGTACTGCGAGATGATTGTACACACCCTTTTTGTCTGCTGCTGGTATTTTTGCTCCACCTCGTGCTCCATTTAATACACCTATACCAGCCTGACAGGCTCTTATATTTGCAGCTCCGATATTCCCTTCGCTATCGACTTCATGGTGTATAAATTTATAAGCCGATTTAGTTTCCGGGTCTCCATCTGGATCAACCCAGGCATAAGCCTTTTTGTAATAAGATGCATCAGCATCTGATTTCAGGTTCTTTTCAGCTTTAGGTCCGTCCCATGCCTTATCCGATGTCGGTGTATGATGCACCGCTAATGCTTTTCTTTTTTCCATATTTTTCCTCCTTTAACCCGCCACTACAAAACAAGAACATCCCTGATGCAATTGCGGGTGTTTTTTAGGTCCGTAAATTTTCATGCTTCCGTCTGCTCCTTCTGGCTCAAACTGCTCCCCTTTATTTACAAAATATTCACCTCTTCCCACAACCTTCCCATCTAATGCCTCGCAATATGGACAACTTTTTTCGCCCGATGTCCGCCATACCAGCTTGTAGCCGGCGGCAAATATTACATATTTCGCAAATGCTCCGTCTCCATTTACAGTTTCCCTGTCTGCTATTTTATCGGGGTTCTTTTCTTCCCATTCATCCAATCTTTTTTCTATTACCTCTCTTAATTCTTCTGGGTTTGTTTCTTTTATCAGCTTATTCAACTGCCCTTTCGATGATTGTATATGCTGCTCTGTATATATATCGACATATCCCTTTACATACCTTTCAAATTCAGGAGTTTTCTCAGGTTCCACATTTATCTCTTCTGATACAGCGTCCTGTATTGCATCTGCATAACTCGCTACGACAGGTGATATATTTTTTTCTATATATCCCCCCAGGTTATCGTAAAAATCTTCTATTTTTTCTTTCAATAACACAACATTCCTTTGTTTCAGGTATTTCCCAGTCATTGCTTTAATATCATTTACTTCTCGCCTTGTTATTCTTCCTGCGGCGTCTCTAAACAAATCATAATATCTTCTTCTTAATCGTTTTCTTGTCAATATTGATTTGTTTTGCCTTAACTCTATATTACCATATGCTTTGCTTTTTTCTTCCTTCGACGGTTTTTCTTCTGTAATCGAACTGCCCATCTCTATCCAGTTAAGCGGTACAAAGTATTTCTCTCCTTGATCACCGGGAATAGGGTTCATGTTTTCTTTTCTCGCCCAGTCATTAGCGTTTATTATCCCGTTTCTCCGCTGTATTTCCAGCGCTTCATTTCTACTTTTAATATCAGCCCTTAACAATCCATCCACCGAATGCTCCGCAAAATATATATCCTTTTCGGTTTTGTAAATCAAATCTTTTTTGATATTTTGTTCCCACCTTATCAGCCAGGGCATTAATGTATAAGTTACAAACTCCAGAGACAATTGCTCGATGTTCGAGAATGTTGCTCTCTCCAGATCAGCAAGCATATGCGGTTTGATGTCAAACAAACTTGCAATTTCCTCCTTCTGAAATCTTCTCGTCTCCAAAAATTGAGCATCTTCTGGCGGTATACCGGTTTGTACATACTTTAATCCCTGTTCCAAGAACATAATCTTATGACTTTTACCGAGTCCCTCATAGTTTTTGCTCGCTGAACTTCTGAATTGCTCCAATGCTTTATCACTCAATTTGCCAGGATATTCTATTATTCCGCCCGGATGCGCACCCTGTCCGAAAAATCTTGCACCGAATTCTTCGGTTGCCATCGCTAAACCTATAGCATTTGCCGCCATCCTTATCGGCGAGTAACCTTTTATACCATCAAATCCCAGACCAGCAATATGAAAAACCTCGTCTTTTGATAATATTTTCTCACCCTTCTGCGTCTGGTATCTATATACTAACACTCCATTTTTACGCTCGACTGTCATATGGTCAGGCCTTAACGGCCACAAATATTTAACCCTGCCAGCTTTATTCATTTCTTTATGAGCATAACAATTGCCCCAGCTTACCAAGTGCGCCGACAGGGTTTCCCGAAATATAAATGATGTCATTTCAGGGTTTGGCTGATCATGTAATATTTTATATAGCGGATGCCCATAAGCCCTCTCCTTTCCGCCATCTTCTTTCCGCCTGTACAAATGCAAGGGCAGGCAGGCTATGGATTTTGATAATATTCTCACACAGGCAAAAACTGTTACAAAATTTAATTCATTTCTTTCAGTAACATTTACGCCAGATACTGTTTTTGTTCCCCCATGAAACCACCTGTTCAGGAAATCATCTGGATTCGCCAGCGATGATCTTACATCCTTGAGTGTTGGAAATAGCGCCATTTATTCTATCCTTGTTTTAACAAATCCCATTAATAATATTATTATCCCGATAACAACAAGCGACATCCAGGTTTTTATCATCCATAAACCCACTCCAAGCAGCACCAAACCGAGTGTAATTAATATATCGCTTTTTTCTATATTTCGGAAACAATTTATTTTCAAAGGGTAATCACGCCCCTTTCTTCATATATTGATTTTGGTTCTTTGTGCATTAACGCACGCTCCAGCGCCATGATAAGCGCAACTATTCCATCTATCTTTTCAGTGCTTTTTGCTTTATCTGGTTTTATTTTGCCAGACGGGTCTTGTATCATCATAACATTTGACATCATCCAAGATAATACCGGATTTCCCCCGTGCGCAATCTTTTTTTTCAAAACTAACGTCTCTAATTCTTTGGATGGTTGAGACATACTGTTATAACCCTGCCAAAAAGCTACAAGAAAATTTTCATCTACAACCATTTCCTGAATATCTTGTATTATTTTTGTTGCTCCCCATTTGTCAAATGCTATCTCCTGTACATCATATTTCTGCATGGACTCGCTTATCTCGTTCAGTATCCAACTATAATCTATTACATTTCCGGGAGTCGCCGTTATTAATCCCTGTCTTACCCACACATCATAATTAACCCTATCTCTTTTTACCCTTTCTCTTATGTTATCCTGCGGTATCCAAAACTTCGGTATAATTTTATATTTGTCATCTTCGTGCTCTGGCGGGAATACAAGAACATATGCCGTAATATCGATATTCGACGACAGGTCAAGTCCCGCATAACACGTTCTCCCCCTCAAACCGTCCGCATCAACCGGGAATGCACAGGCATCCCACTTTTCAGATGACATCCATCTTGTTTCCACTTCTGTCCACTTATCCAGATGCAGCCTCAAAAAAGCATTGAGTGATGCCGGCGTTTCTTTTGCCTTTTGAGCTTTCCTTCTCAAATCGGTTAATTTAACTGACACGTTTAGATTTGGATTTGCCTTTATCCAGTTACTCTCATCCTGCCAGTCGTCTTCTTCATCGAGCGTATATATTATACCCCAAAATGTATCATCTTGTAATATATTTTCGAGTATTTTTTCGGTATATTCGTGCTGCTCCCAGCATATTGACTGTTTATTATATCCCGCTGTTGTTATTGCTATCATCAGTGGTTGCCGTCTTGCAGCCGTTGCCGTGTCCAGAACATCCCAGAGCTCTCTTGTTTTGTGTGCATGTAATTCATCTACTAATGCCATGTGCACGTTTAGACCATCAAGGGTTTTGCTGTCGGATGCAAGTGGCATATATTTACTTGCTGTTTCTGTAATATTCAGATTATAATTATATATATTTATTTTTTTTCTCAGACTGGGAGATGACATAACCATACGTTTTGCTTCTGTATGTGATATTTGCGCCTGCTCCCTTTTTGTTGCCACCGAGTATATTTCGGCTCCCGGTTCGTTATCCGCTATTAATCCATACAATCCATCTGTTGCTATTGTTGTAGTTTTACCGTTTTTTCTCGCAACTTCTATATATGCGGTTCGAAATCTTCTGTATCCTTTCTCGTTTTTCCAGCCGTATAATACCCACGAGATAAATTGCTGCCAGGGTTCTGGTCTAAAAATCTGTCCTGCCCATTCCCCTTTTGAGTGTTTGCAAAAACTGAAAAAATCAATCCTGTGTTTTGCAGCCTCTTCGTCAAACCACAATCCCCTCTTATGGCCATTCTCCAGATCATCAAGGTGTCTCTTGACTGCCAGCCTCACCCACTTACATACTTTAATTCTGTTATTTATCACATCATCTATATATTTATTTGCCGTATATTCCATCTATTTTATGCAACCTTTATCACATTCTTAGGTGGCTTGGTTTTTTCTTTCCGCTTTATGAAATCATCAAGTTCATCTTTCCCTTTTGTAGATATACTTATCCTTGATCTGCTACTTGGCGTCATCCCAAATTCTACAAGCATTTTATTCATCTGGTCAAATGCTTTATTCGATACCCACAAAAGAGGGCTTGTGGTTATATTATCGTTTTTTGTCTTGTACAAAAAACCTTTCTGGGCAATCATTTTTTCGGCTTCAACCCAACGACCGTAAGCCTGACAATAGGCGGCCAATCCCGCCCTGTCTATTTCGGATATTAATCCAAGCCTTTCTAATTCAGGGGTTATCCGCTTCCACTCCTTCTTTGCTTCATCTGTCAGATATTCCGGGATTTCAGGCACGACTATCTCAGGTGTCGGCTCTTTATCATTGAGCTTCCTTCTTCCTGGGTTACCATTCAGCTTGTGTATTGCCGTCGGCTTAGGTTTTCTGCCAGCCATTTATATATATCCCCCTACTTTCATTTTGCGATTTTTTCTCCGTTCCTGCACACTTGGTTCATAAGTTCAATATTTTCAAGGATTTAGGGGGGTATAGGGGATCATTTTATCCTATTCCCAAACGCCCCGTCTTCTTTTGCTGTCTTTATTTTATGGCAGCGCTCACACAGCGCTTGCCAGTTGTTCTTATCCCAGAACAAATCATAATTGCCTTTGTGTGGCCTTATATGATCTACGACTGTTGCAGGTGTTAGGTTCCCTTCTCTTAGACACATGACACATAATGGATGTTGAGCAAGGTAGATTTTCCTTACTTTCCGCCATCTGTAATTGTATCCTCGTTGTGTTGCTGTGCCACGTCTCTTATCGATTACCTTGTTGTACTTTTTCTTGTGCTCTTTGCAATACATTTCACCCGCAGGTGCCAACTTAGGGCATCCTGGATAAGCACAAGGGTGTTTAGGCTTATACGGCATAATATATCATCCTCGTTTAATATGCAAGTATTTTTTACAATTTCAGGTTAATTACTTTCCAAATATAATTGTAAGTCAGACTATATTTTCTTGCCAGTGCATGATAGAGCTCTTTAGACTTCTCTCCTGGAGCATGTAATTCGTTATACTCTTTTCTGATTTTTGCGTTACGGACTTGTGCTTTTGACAGCATTGCATCGGCGTTGTAATCTCTCTCTCTATAACCTTGATCTGATAAGGACTTAATTAGCTCGGCTCTCAAGCGTCTGTAATCACAGCTCCAATCACGCATATCTTCTTCTGATATTCTTTTTCTCATTTTTTAACCTTATTTGTTTGGAGCGGGTGAGTTGGAATCGAACCAACCTATCTATACTGGTCTGTATAGTGCATCGCCATCTATGCTTCACCCGCTCAGTTTCCTGACAAATAATCAGCTGCCATATATTCTATAGCCTGCCATAGATTTTTATTATTTATTTCTCCTTTACTCGTCATCATTTTTAAAGCCTTTTTTATTACTTTCCCCGCAGATATAGGTACACAATCAGTGCCTATAATCGAGGACAATGGTATCCATCTTTTTCTTTCTCTTAACCAATTTTCCTTGTCCCAACCATCTGATAAATCGGTCAAGTGGCGCTCGAATATTTCCAAAATAATCATTAATGCAGTTGCCACACTTCTTATCCCCATACTTTGCGATGCTTTCAAGACTGCATTCATATAATCATCATATTGTTTTTGGCTTACAATCCAACCTCTTTCATCTTTCGCCATTTCTAAAACTTTTTCAATTATCTTTTCTATTCTTTCAATTTCACTCGGCAGAAAATAGATTGACACTTTCTGAAATTCTATATTTGCTTCTGTTATAGACTCAACGGTTACTTTTTCAAGCAATTCCAACGTTCTATCGTCCAAACCTGTATATTCCTTTAACTCTACATCATCAATCATTTCGTACAATTGTTTTAATATTGCAGGGTCATCTTCTCCTACTATGGCATTATGAGCTAATTGTTTCGCTATTCTTTCCTTCTTGGTTAATGGACTGATATATACTTTAACTGTTATTTCATCGATTCCTGCGTCTATAGCCGCTTTCACCCTGTGGTTACCAGATATAACTTCCAGTTTAGGATCGCCGTCCTCATCATACTGTATTTTATCTGTTTTTTCATAGTATTCATAATAAGCACAAAACGGGTCTTGCTCAAGCTCTTTGTCTTTTTTCAAGTTTTTAACAAGCCTCATATATGTCTCATGTTTCATATATCTTGCGTTCAGTTTGGTTAATATTAATTTTCTTGGATTTATCTTTATAGATTCTATTTTTTTCTTATTTATTTTCATACTTTTCTCTCCATAATTTAAACCCCTCTTCTAACGTCCATTGCCCCATGTAAGCACCATATGTAACTTTGTACTTGTAATATTCGTTTTTAACAGGTGTCCTTTTAAGCAATTTCAAAATTCCCCGATATTTCATACTCTCTTTTTTTCTTGTAAACGCTGTTGTAATTACTGCATTCTGTCTTCGTCCCTCTAAATTTTCCGAAATAATCCTCACCTCTTTACTCAATACGGCATAAAGTATTAGCTTCGATAAATATTTATATTTTGTAGGATATACACAAAAATCCGTCATCAGATACATATATGGTCTTTTGAGACAAGCAATATCCCCAAAAATTATATCTGTTCCTAAGGCAAAACAGCCTATTAATTTCTCATCTGCAAAAACCCCTATATCTATTTTAGCGTTTGCTTGCATAATGTGAGGATTCAGGTAATAACTTCTCAACGAATTGAAAATATCCTGAGGCAATTTTTTCAGAACTAACCGTGAACCTATATCTTCATTAATTCCCAATCTTGGCAAAAATACATTTTTTGTTTTTTGTTTAGGTTGTACACAATATGATTTTTCCCCCTTCGTATAAATGTAAAACTCTTTTGATAAATTATTTCTTTTTACTCTTCCAACCCAAAATTCCTTTAAACTTTTTATCTCGTGATCTGTTGCAAACAGCCAATGTTTTTTCTCTTTTACTTTTTCTATAAACAGTTCGAGTCTTTTTTCATCGAACATTTTATATTCCGGTTTATCCCAAACAAATATTTTCTCCATATTTTCGTACAATTTTTCGT